ATGACCGACGCATTCCAGCCGAAGCAATGGGTCGGCGAGAAATACAGCCCTAACCTGCAGAAGTGGTTGGCGAAGAACGACGGGAGCCCATGGGGTACTGCCCGCGTTTGGATCGCTGCCGACGCAACCTACTGGATCGGTTGGGTGGACGATGACGGATGGTTCTATGGAACCCGCCTCATGTGCGTAATGGTTGATGGGCGTAAGGCTGAGGTTTACGCTCATCCTGCCGTTCCCGAAGGCGTAATCGAGCAGCCGGATTTCTGGGCTCACTACGGTGCCGTGGGTCGTTGTGCGGTCGACCAAGACCATACTCGGGGCTTCATCGGCGACGAGACGCGATGGGCTGTCGACGGAAATACGCGCGAGTGCCTGTGGTGCGGGGACTGCCGCCAGACGCTTCGACGTTGGCAGGAAGTGGTGAACCGTCAGGCTTGGGAAATTGCACCCACGCCAAACTCCCCCCTCACCCAATTGGAGCAAGCAGCATGAGCATGATCACGATTCCGCAAGGGATGAAGGCTTGGCATGGCGGCGAGGAAGCGCCGGCGGACTGGGATGGTGGTCCGTATCTCTGTCGCGACGGCGCGATGTATCACATGCGCGGCTATGGCTGGGGCATGGCACGAACTGCTGGAACCCGACCGCGGACTGGGATCGGATCGCATACACTCCGAAGGCCACCCCCACCTCCGAGACCGACCAGCTTGGCGGGGTGGGGGTATGAGCGGGGTGACGTTGCTGCCCTGTCCGTTCTGCGGAGGATCGGCATCGATGATGTCGAGCAGCGGCTATCCGCACGGGAGCCCCGGTGCTGGCGGAACGCGGTTCGTTGTATGCGATGACTGTTACGCATCAGGCCCAGCAGAGCCCTCACCACGCGTCGGCACGGCTTGGAACATACGCACCCACCCCGCCTCGAACGCCCGCCAGGATGAAGGAGCTGTGGTATGAGTGAGGAAGCGCAGGAGCAGCTAGCTTATGTCATGACGTTGGAGAGCCAAGCCCGCGTCGGTAGCTACCACCACGAGGCCAGCAGCGCGCCGTGGATGATCCTTGCGGCAGAACGTGACGAGCTCTCAAAGATGATACTTCCACCTAAAGGAACAGACGCATGACTGAACAGAACTACCACCTTGACCCGAGCGAGGGCGGCAAGGCACTGCTGCTCTTGGCCGAGGCATACGACAACGCCGCTATGAACGGTATGGCTAAACGCATCCGGCTTGGCACAGTTACCGGTCAGGATTTGATCGCGGTGGCGGCAATCGAGAAGGCTTTGGCGAAGCGCCGCAACTACGGTGTTTGCTGGAAACGGTTTTAAGTTTGATACTAGCGCTGGAGCTTCCGTATGCGAACGATGATCGAGAACATGGCGCGGGCGTTAGCCGTCGCAGAAAGCGGGAAAGAGGGTACCTTTATCTTCGACCTGCACTGGGAAGAGTTCGGGGAGCATCATATTCAAACGGTACGATCGACCCTAGGAATGCTAAGGGAACCGACTGAAGCGATGCTGCTAGCCGGTACTGATCAGCTAGATTTCGACAGCGATGGCGGATTGCTTGGCGCTACGAAGGAAGCCGTCGACCGGGCTTTCGGTGCGATGATCCAAGCGGCGCTCAACGAGAAGGAGGAGTGAGATGCTGACTGGCTTCCTGATCGGAATAGGGGTTTGCCTAATACCCGTAGGCCTCGCCCTCATGCTTTACGGTTACCACATTTGGAAGTGTTCGTAGCCAGCGGGGCGGCGCTCTACGAACACCAACCCCGCCGACAGTGTCGCAACCGGTACGCGGACCCTCTCAGGTAGTCGGTTCGGATTTTCCCGATCTTTCCCCGCGCTCGCATGGCGTATGACGGTGTCCGGATGCGCCCGGTCCTATCGCCTGTGACGTGCGGAGGATACCACCGCGCGAATCGGGTTGCAATCGAGGGCTTGAACCCATCCACCCAAGGAGTAGGATAGTCGCATGTTCGAGGAACCGACTGAAGCCAGTTTAAAGGCGATGCTTGACGAGCAAGTCGAGCGGCTATGGGCTGACAATCGCGAGCGCATGGAGCGTTTGATACAGTACGCTGACCGCTGCAAGGCGGACCAGGATGCGGATGGCGAACAACGATATATGACCGAATACGCCGAACTGCGGCAATGGTGCTCGCGCATGTCTCAGGCCATCTACAGACCGCTGGTCGAGCTGGCGGCGCTTCGACCCACGCCGATCATAATGCCGAACCCGTCCGCCGAATGGGCATACCCCGCTCTCTGACGAATCGGGTTGCAATCGAAGCGCGATCAGCGACGATGCGGGGCTAGCAATCCGTTCCCGTCTCGTTCTATCAGGCAGGCATGTCGCGTTCCCCGTCACCCTCCCGAGTCGCCCAATACGCCGCAGAAGCCGCAGCAGCCAACGACGTGCACCCTGACGACGTGATGGGCACCGCTCGCACCGTTTCCTTCGTACGCGCCCGCTGTCAGGTCTGGCGGCGGTTACACGACGACGGGTTCAGCATGTACGCGATCGGGTTGGCTGTCGGGCGGCATCATACGACTGTGATGCATGCGTTGCGGAAGGGTTAGGCGCCGGTCTTTCCCGACTGTCAGGCTGGCTTTGGTCGTGGTCTGTCGGTCTGGTGTCCGCACGGCCATGACTACTCACCAGTTACGTCACCATCCAATCCAGCGCACCAGCATTCGCCAAATCGGTCCGGACGCTCGAATCTACCCTTGGCCTCGGGAGCGACACTGTACCTCGGGGCGCCGTACAGGACGAGCCCCGGCGCACAGAAACACTAGCATTTCCGGCGAGTCGCGTCTAATAATTTAGATGCTGCGGCGCAGTTTCTGCATTTCGATGCGGTAAGCCAAAGGGCCTGTTGCCGCAGCTACTGCTTACACTCCTAACCGCTTGAACACCTGCCGCTGCGCCTCAGCCTTCACAGCATCCGCCAGCGCTTCCTTGGTCAACGGGTTCTTCCCGTCCGCCAGCGCCTTCGATGCGAACTTGACGCCGATCTTCAGCGCGAACGTGGCGATCTTGCCTAGGCCGGGAATCTTCATGGGGTGGTTCCTTCAACGGTGGTGGCGGTTACGCTTTCCGGCGTCGGTGCAGACGTTGCGAGCTGCGCGCCCATCCGGTCGATCGTGCGGGACTGGCGGGCTTCCTTGATCGCGTTGACGATCGCCATGAGCAGCGCCGACCATGCGGCCGCGCCATTCGCGTCGCCGCTGTGGATCGACAGGCCTGCCAGGACGCCGGCTACGATCGCTATCAGGGCATAGACACCGATCTCGAGGCGGGATTGTTCGGCTGTCATGCCGCCACCTCGTTATACTGGTACAGGTCGTTCGACTTCATGATCGACTTGATGAGCTTGGCGTAGTTGGGATCAGTCGCGTAGATCGGCCCCAGCGCGTCGACATACGCATCGACATCGGGAAGCTTGGCACGCGCCTTGGCATAGACGGGCGCGGTCCCGACCAGCTTGGCATGCTCGCCGAACGCTTCCGCCATATCGGCGAACTTACGGAAGGCCGTCGTGATGTAATACTCCTGCCCCTTCTTCGGGCCAGCGGTGTAGACCTCGCGAGTGCGCGCCGTGACGATCGGGCCGGTCTCGTTCGCGCGCGCCTTCATACCGAACGGGTTGTTCGATCCGGCTGGCATCGACTTGCCCCAGCCGCTTTCGAGGGCCCACTGAGCCAGCGACACGGACGCAGGGACGCCATACATCCGCTGCGCCTCGATCGCGCCTAGGATCAGGTCAGGAGCGATGCGTGCGTTCGGCGCGATCGACGTGATGCCGAGTGCCTTACCGATCGCGTTGAGCGTGTTGGGTCCGAGAATCCCGTCCGCGGTCAGGCCAAGCTTTGCCTGGATCTGCTTTAGTGTCGTCATGCCGGCGTCTCCTTCATCCGATTTAGAGCTTCCTGCGTCGCTGGCGGCACGAACCCGGCAGGTAAGCTTTCCGCCACCGCACGTTGCGTGCTGATCCCCGCCTGCAATGCCTCGCGACGCATCCCATCGATCACGCCATGCAGGTCGCGAGCGTCGCGCTCGGTGCGTCCGGTCGCCATGATCAGGGGAATGGCGCTGTCGAAGACTGCTTTGCAGAATGCGCCTGCGCTGATCGGCACGACCGTGCCCATTGCGTTAGCAATGGATATATCTTCTCTTATCTCTTCTTTATCTGTCGTGACATTGCGTGACAGTGCGTGACCATCGCCACCAAGGGTCTCGTTATTATCGATACCCTTGCCGCCAGATGGCGGGTTTCCGCCGTTTTTCGGCTTGTTGGCGCGGCTGCGCTGCTGACGTTCGTTCGCCGTCGCGTCTTCACGCTTCGGCTGTCGCTTGCCCCATTGGCCTATGAAGCCGTCGACAATCATGCCCTTGTCGCGCAGCGCTGTGACAATGCGTGACACGTGCTCTTCGTCCAGGCCGGCGAACAGTGCGAAGGTCTCTTGGTCGAAATCATCGACGAAGCCACGATCGGAGTGTTGGGAAGCGTGGTCGAGAAGTGCCCACCATGTGCCGGACACGTGGATAGGTTTGACGTTGGCGCGCTTGGCTATCAGAAGCCATTTATTGTCCGTGGGCGCGCCGTGCCACGACCGGAACCAGTCGTTGCTCATGCGAGGTGTCCCCATTCCGATGCGTCTGCGCTGGTCGCGTAGAGGTCGGCGTTGATGGAGGGATGCGGGGGATGATCGTTGATGACGTTGTCGTGGATTGCCGCGGCGAACTGTTCGTCGCTCACCAGCAAGCCCGACTCTTCCGCGTATCCCGTCAGGTAGCAGAGGAACGAGTCCAGCTTGCCTTCGATGCTGAACCATTCCCCGAACAGGCCAATAGGGCTGAACGTCCGATGCAAGCGCGCTTCGTCTTCGCGAGTACCCTCTATGTACGCGAGGATGCTCAACCTGACGGGGCTACCAGTCTGAATGCCCTTGAGGCGCCCCAGAACCGAACCAGCCGTGAACCCGATCTTGACGATCTTATGCTCAAGGTTGCCGATGAAATAGACGACGCCGGTCATGGCAGCACCACCGTGACGCGCCCGCCCTTGACTGGCTCGGCGAACAGGTAGGACGGCAGGAAGCGACTATCGTTGACGCGCAGGGCGTCCGCGATCCCATCAAAATAGGGCTTCATGCGGTTGGGGAAGTTGACGCGGTCGCCGCGGCGCGAGGCCGGGTAGAACGTCACGATGATGCGGATGTCGCCGGTCCCCGCAATCTCGCAGGCACCTTCCGCCAACGTGGCCGCCTTCGCCCAGGCGCGATGCTTGGCGGTGACAGCGGCCTTCGAGCGCCAATGCCCTTTGACATGGCCCGACAAGCTCGACGGCGGGAAAGGCAGATCGATCGTCACGATCAGAAGCCGAACGTCGACTGCATGCCGAGCGCTTCCATGTAGATCTGCAGGATAGCGTTCTCTTCCTGGACCTCCTCGGCGCGCTTCTTCCGGATCGAAAGGATCTTACGGATGGCCTTGGGATCGTACCCCCTGCCCTTGGCCTCAGCCATCACGTCCTTGATGTCGTCGCTGATGCCCTTCTTCTCTTCCTCGAGACGTTCGGCGCGCTCGATCAGCAAGCGCAGCTCGTCGGCCGCAACCTGCCCGCCGCCCATGCCGTGCTGTCGTGTGGTTTGTTCGGTCATGCTGGTGTCCTGTTCAGAGTGAGGCGCTACCGACACCGCCAAGGGTGAAGGCAGGCGGAGGGGTGCGAAAATCCGGGGTGCAAACGAGGCGGGCACCCGCGCGAAGGCGTGCCATCTGGCTTTCGAATGACTCGGGAACGGGGCACTGAGCGCGCCCTACGGTGGGCGCGATGGGCTTTGGCTCGGGCTGCGGGCCTGGCTCGCGCTTGGGCTGTTCGGCGTCACCGACGATGATAGGCGTAGTGTGCAGGTGGCCGAGCGAGGGCTTAGGCTTCTTGTCAAAGCCCTTGCGGCGCATCGTACGGCGGATCGACCGGACCTGCTCCAGCGTCATGTCAGAGCCGGAAAGCGACCGGTGCAGCATCGCGTGCACGTCGTTCACGCCGAACGTTTCGAGCAGCAGCCACACCAGACGGCGACGGGCAGCGATGGCGAGCGTTGACTGGCTGCTCACCGCGGCTTCCTCGCAACGCGGATCGGCCGGCGTCGATCGCGCGTGGTGATCGGGAAGAACCGTAGCGGCTCAATCTCAACGAATGTGCTGCTGCCGTCGCGCAGGAGCGTAAGCTTGCGGGGACCGGACAGCACAGCCGCGATCTCGGGTATCATGCCTTCCACCCGAGCTTCGCGACATCACCGCGAGCAACACAGCCGCGAAGGGTGGTGAGCATGGCGGTGCGGCGATCGGCTGCGTTCTTGCGAGCGATAGCGCCAAGGGTGCGGGCGGCGTCAGCAGGCGTCGGGGCGGCGCTGGCGGTGGTGAAGGGCCAGATCTTCATGCCGGCACCTCGACGCAACGATCATGCGCAAGGGTCGCGTAGCCTGCGATGTCGTGCCACGAGTCCTTATGGTTCGCGTCGCCGTTCAGAAGCCGCGCCATCTTCGCGCAGAACATGAACATCGCGTACTGCTTGTCTTCCGACATGCTGCCGTAAGACGGGGTGGCCTGGACGATGCCGAACAGGTCCATCGCGATCTTGGCGCCGTCTGTGTACTCACCGTACGAGGTGCCGCGGTCGGCTAGGGTTGTCTCGACGCTCATGCCGCAAACCTCGCCCGGTCGATCAGCACATCAAGCGCTTGGCGAGCATCACGAAGCTGCGGGAGGATGCGCGTCAGCTCGGTCGGGGTGACAGCAACGCCACCCTCGCTTGCGGGTGACTGCGCGGCGATCAGGAGGTGCAGCACCTCGGAAAGCTCGATCGTGGCGCTAACCGTGTCGTCAGCAGCGACGTTCAGCGGCACAGACCGCGAGCCGCCCAGCGCCAAAACCGGATCCAGCGCAGACGGGCCGAACTCATACTCGACGTTCATCAGCGTGACGCCGTCGAGGTTGCCCGCTTCGTTGCGCGCGTTCTTGATCGTGCCAGCCGAGCAGCCGAGACGCTCAGCCAACTCCGGATCGTTCAGGCCGTGATGGCCCTGGATGCCCGTGATGATGGTCTTTACTGCGGTGCGGTAGGATTTTGTCGTCGGTCGCGACCGACGGGGTAAGACGTTGGCGGGTATCATGAATTAATCCCCTCGATTATGAATTGTAAGGAACAGCCCTTCGCCCCGCACGTCGCCCGAGCCCTGCTCGTCGCGATGGCGCAGGCTTGGCCGGAACAGCGGCAGGCTGCGGTTGGCGCGCCGGATATCGTGGACAGCGAGCATCAGGAGTGCAGGGCCCGCGATTGCGGCGAGGGGCAGAAGCATGTCGGTCATGCGGCCGGCGCCGGGGTGCGTGGCGAATACGGCTCAACGCGCTCAAGCAACTCCATGTGCTCTTCGGTCAGATTGGCGATGGAATCGTGACGCCAACCCATCACCCGGAAAATGTGAATTGCCAGCGGACGGGACGGCTTTTGCTTCCCCGACAAGATCATGCTTGCGTAGGATGGGCTGATACCAACGGCTTCGACGAGATCCTTTACCGGCGTCTCGCGAGGCGCGCGGATCGGCTTGGGCAGCGTCACCATGAACTCTTCGATCGGTGCGGCGAGAGCGAACCACTCGCCGAAGGCGCGATGGTCTGCGAACCGAGCGTGGAAGCCTTTCTCGAGCGTCACGTCGCCTTCGATCATTCGCTCCAGCTTGAGGCGAACCGGGCTGTCGGACTGCATCTTGCCGAAGCGCGACCACGGATTATCCGAGAAGCCGATCTTGACACGGCCGACGTCGCGGGCGGTGATGAAGTAGATCACGCTGCCACCTGCTGGTCGGCGGGCTTCCGGGGCTTGGCAGCTGCTGCGTTCCCCAACTCTTCCCAGCTGGCGATGTCGGCCTTGACGATGTCCGACCAATGCTCAGCGGGGATACTATCGCGCTGGGCCCACGAGCGAGCGGTGTGCAGGGAAACACGGCGAAGCGTCGCGAGGCGGTCGGCTCCAGCAGCGTTGACGATTTCTGTGTGCGTCCTCATTTCCCAATGATGCATTATGCACTATCGGAAAGCAAGTGCCTTTCGCATCATTCGTCGCGCTACGCCCCGCGGATGCTTACCGCCAATCAGAGACTCAAGCAGGCCCGCATAAACAAAGGGCTCGACACTCAGCGAGAAGCTGCAGCGTGGCTTGGCGTCAATGAGGCCACCTATAATCAGCACGAGAACGATACGCGCGGGAAAGGAAAGATTCCACGCGATGCCGCAGCTCACTATGCGCAGCGTTTAGGCGTCTCGCTTGATTGGCTCATCACCGGGAAGGGCGAAGGTCCGCAACCGTCAATTGAACCAACTGCCGAAGACATAGAGCAGATGATTCGCGAGATCATTGAAGCCGAACTGAAGCTCGATACGAAGATCGCGGACTTGCCGCGTATTTTTGGGCCAGCGCTTCATGAGCAGCTAGGGCGGTTTCGAGTTGACCGCGCGCCTCCGGGGAAACCTTCCTCAAAGACCTCTCCCGATAAAGGCGCTCAATCTCCCTCTGCCACCAAGCCAGTCTAGCGGGGAGAATGGCACACGACATTAAGCAGTTACTGCACGCTACCTCGCAAGCTGGCTCGCGTAGCGTCATTGGTGCGACTCGACGTTCCATGTTCCTGTTGTGTTCTCATAAATCCTACAACGCAAGATAGGAAAATTCCTATGCCCACCGATGAGGCTGAGGTGATCCGTGCTTTAGAAGTCCGAGTGTCGGACATGGAGTGGCAGCTACGCGCGTATCATGAGCAGCTAGAAAACGCGTTGGAGCACAATAACAACCTCCAGCTTAACGCAACCTGGGGAATTGTTAGAGGTACCAGCATGTTAGCATTCATAATCGCGCTGTGGAGCCTTAATAAGCTTTGGATAACATATGTTACCCCCGAATCGACTTGGATTGTAAATATCTTAATTTTCGTCGCCGCTGGTTTTATTTGGTATCATTATGCGGGCTACGTTGAGCGGGGCCACAAGGCCGACGAGAAGAAACTCTGGCCTTGGCCTAAGTGGGACGCGCCCGCCGATCTCTAAAACCCCGTAACCTACCAGCTACGTAAAAAATAATGCGCCGTGATGCATTTTGCACTTGCGCTATGGTGATGCATTCTGCATTATCACTCCAGAAGGCACAGCGGATTGGCCGCTAGCCTCGGAGGTCACGATGGCTCAGGTCAGCAAGCTCGAAAAGTTCATCGCAGCGAACCCCAGCGACAAGCGCGTAATCGCTTACAACGCCTGGTCCGCTCGCCCGATCAAGAAGATCGGCTTCCGCTACCCCTCGGGTTTCAAGTCCCTCATGGCCGACGCGGTTGCGGCATGAACGAGGTCGTGAACCATCGCGCCGCATGGTGGGGGCAGTCTTACGGCTTCCCCGCCACACTAGCCGGCACTCAGGCTTGTATGCGCCAGCACGGCAGCTGGACCTTCATGGGCTTCATCGCCCGATGTGTTCGCATTGCCGAGCAAGCCGGACTTCGCCCCGCATCTGACCGCGCCCGCTTTGACCAGATCGTTCAGAGCGAGGCAATCGCTGACACTCTCCGGAGGTTCCCAGCATGATCACCCCCTCCCCCACCGACAACGCGCAGGACGTGACGGCTAACCCCGATCGCGCATTGCCGCGGCACTCGCTCACCTCAGTTATTCTCGCAATGGCGTGCGCTGGCATTGGCGGCGGTATCGCACCACGTGGCCGCGGCTTCGATCTCGACTACATGGACGACAGCCTCGACACGCTCGCCTTTATCATGGGCGACGATCGCCCGCGTGACAGCATGGGGTTTCGCCACCCGCATCAGCGCGCTCGCCGTGAGATCGCTTTCATCGACACGCCGAAGCCGCTGTCCAAGCGCCGCGCCCGTCGCCTTCGTGGAAAGGCCGCAGCATGACCCGTCACACCCCCTCCCCCACCGCCAACGCGCAGGACGTGACGGCGAGCCCTTGGGTCAATTGGACAGGTGGCATTTGCCCAGTTCCCACCGACACGATGATCATGACGCGTCTGCGCAATGGTTGGCTGTCGAGCGGCCCCGCAAAGGCTGGATATCACCGGTGGGATCATGGTCGCACGCCTGAAAGCCCGCTGCGGGCTAACGACATCGTTGCCTACCGCGTGGTGCAGTCATGACCGCGCACCAGAAGCTCACGCCTCAGTCCGCGCAGGACGTGACGGCGATCGTGCGCTGGTACGACGCGCCCAAGGCTCAGGCCCTGCTCGCCAGCATCAAGGCCCGCCCGCCGCTCGCTGAACCCCGGTTCGCCACCTACGCCATCACCCGCGACGAATGGTCCGAGTATGTCGGCGGTCGGGTCGATGCTCTGCGGGCTATCTACGCACGGTTCGGCGACGAGCTGATGCAGCTTTGCCACGCGGCGTACATGACGTTCGGGCCGGATGCTCCACAGGCGGCGATCGACGAGGCTTATGCGCCGTTCGTGGCTTACGCTGCCGAGCCGGTGGATTTGGTTATCGGCCGGGTTCTGGGGCGCGTGTCGTGAGCGCGCCTCTTGCAACCGAGTGGCAGTTCACTGTTCCTGACGCCGATGCACGTCGCGGCCGACAGATTGTCGCAGTCGTCGGCAAGCAGTGGCATTCCAACATGAACTGGCACCGTCTCGGCATCGGCGTCGCTGCTACGGTCTACGAGGGTCGCCAAGGCTACGTGCCCGACGACATCGCTGCGATCGAAGCGCGTAACGGCATGGATGCTGGGACCGGGGTCGTCGTCGCGTGGATGGACTTCATTACTCCGCCGCTGGCTCTGGCTCGGCAGGGTTTTGAATGCGCTCTGCCAATGCCGGTGCGCACGCCGGTGTCGCTATGATCACCCCGTTCCTAAACCCCGCCGACATGGTCGATACGGGCGCGCAGATTGCGGCGTGGCGTGAGCGGTATCCGCAGTTTGATCGGATGCGCGACGTGGCCCCTGTCGTGGCCCGCTGTGTCGAGCCTGACGCTCGGTTGGCTGAGCTTCTCGCCATGCCCCGCGACCTGACGCCCGCTGAGTGGGCTGAGCTTACTGCATTTGAGAGGGAGGCAAGCTGATGGCCTGCAACTGCATAGCCGAAGTCGACGCCAAGCTGGCCGAACGCAACACCCGGATCATGCTTCCGATCATGCTGGGTGCTGACCAGACCGCGCGCCCGATGATCGTCACCGACCAGATTGAAACCGGCCGCGGCAAGAAGAAGGCCGTTGGCATGTTCGCCACCTTCTGTCCGTTCTGCGGCGTCTCCTTCACCCAGGAGCCCACCCCATGCTGACCGATACACCACTCTGTGTTGCTGACGGTGTGGCGTCTGTCTTCTGGAACCGGGCCACTGTGGCCGGCGCTGATGACTGCTGGTTGTGGAATGCAGCGAAGGCGCCGCGTGGATATGGCTTGTTCTGCACAAAGGGCGAGCGGATACTTGCGCATCGCTACAGCCTCTTCCTCGCGACTGGTGAATTGCCAGCCGACAAGATGGCTCTGCACTCCTGTGACAATCCTCGTTGTGTGAACCCGAAGCATCTGCGCTGGGGGACGCAGTTCGACAACATGCAGGATGCGTCAAACCGCAAGCGAATTCGCAATATGCGCAAGACTCACTGTGTGCGTGGCCACGAATACACGCCCGACAATACCGTCATCATGTCCCACTACCGGGGCAAGCCGCGCCGAAACTGTCGCATCTGCAAATGCGCAATACAGAACCGGCAATACCACGCCAGCAAAAACAAGAAGGAGTCTTCCAATGCTCACTGTGGCTGATGTCCTGGAGCGCGCGGCTGATTTGATCGAGCCGGATGGTGCCTGGGTAAAGGGTGAGCTGGGGTATGACGCCGATGGCAATCGTATTCCGGACAGGGAAGTCATTCACAGCGCAGTGTGCTTCTGTGTTGCTGGAGCAATCTGGCGTGCCGCAGATGTTGGCGCCGACGATACGATCGTTTGGGATGCGTTTAAGTCGCTGGGTCGATCGGCAAACTTTCGCACCGGGGTCGGCCCATGGAATGACAAACCCGAGCGCACCCAGCCCGAGGTAGTCGCCGCCCTCCGTCGCGCCGCCACGCTCGCCCGCGCAGGTGACGCATGACCGTCCCCCAGGTCAACCACGCCGCGCCGATCTGCGACCACTTCTGCCGCTGCACGAACTGCAAGCCGTCGCAGGTTGGGGAGCGCTCGTCGTCGCTGATGCGGGTTCGGGTTGCGACTGCCGGCATGTTCGTCGCCGCGCTTTGCCTGATCGCTGCCCGTGCAACCGGCGTGACCCCCGCCACTCCCGTTCCTCGTGTGGAGAACGTCGATGCCCGTTGATCTAGGAAGCGGAACGATGGCGACGACGGTGGGCGACCTACTGGACCGCATGCCGAACCCGCGCGCGGTAATCGGCGACAACCAGCCGCCCGAGCCGACGCCGTTCGAGCTGACCGCGAAAGAGGTCAACGACCTGTACGAGGAAGCAAAGTTGTGGCTCGACGGCGAACCGATCGCGACCGCAGGGCAGGCTTCCGAGGTTGGCGAGCTGCGTAAGCGCATCCAGGCGGCAGCGAAGGCCGGTGAAGAGCGGCGCGTGGCGGAAGCCAAGCCATTCGACGAGGCGAAGAAGAAGGTTCAGGACGCCTACAATCCCCTGATCCACAAGGACAAGGGCAAGACAGCGCTGGCCTTGTCGGCGCTGAACACTGCGCTCGCGCCCTACCTTGCCGAACTGGACCGCCAGCAGCGCGCGGAAGCCGCGGCATTGCGTGCAAAGCAGGTTGAAGCCGAACGGGTCGCCCGGGAAGCGTCGCAAGCTGCAGCGCACTCGGCAAACCTCGCTCAACGTGAAGAAGCTGAACGGCTGCAGGACGAAGCCAAGGCCATCGCCAAGACCGCCAACCATGCGGAGAAGGCAAAGGCTCAGGTTCACGCAACGGGCGGCGGTCGGGCAATCGGCATGAAGTCCGTCTGGACGCCGACGCTTGAGGACCCGGCCGCAGCGCTCGCCTACTTCCGCCAGATGCGCCCTGCCGAGTTGAAGGAATGGATGCTCGGGCAGGCCAGCGACATCATCCGCGTGGGCCCGAAGCCTCCCGGCTCAATCCCCGGCTTTCGCATCGCCGAAACGAAGCAGGCCGTCTGATGGCAGCGGCACTCGATGACGGCGACCGCGCCGAAATGCGCCGGCGCCGCAGGATCGGCGAAACGCTCCGCGAGATTGCGGAGAAATACGAAACCACGGTGGCTACGGCTCGCCGGATTACCAAGGGACTTCGACCATGACGGCATCACAGACCGCGCCGCAAGTCTACGCAGCGATTGCCGAGGTTCAGGCCGAGATTGCCAAGGTCGGCATCGCGAAGACCCGCAAGAACTCGCAGGGCAGCGGCTACATGTTCCGCGGTATCGACGACGTTTACGAAACGCTCGGGCCGCTGTTGCCAGCTAAGGGGCTGGTCGTAATCCCCCGCATCGTCGAGCGGGCCCAAGTTGAGCGCGTATCGAAGTCGGGCGGCAATCTGTTCTACACGACCGTCAAGGGCGAGTTTGATTTCGTCTCGGTTAAGGACGGTTCGCAGCACACAGCATCGTCCTATGGCGAAGCGCTCGACAGCGGGGACAAGTCCACGGCCAAGGCCATGTCGGCAGCGTACAAGAGCGCCGCGTTCATGCTGTTCAATATCCCGGTCGAGGGCACGCCCGATGCCGACGAAGAGACGCACAAGGTCAAGGTCCATATTGAAGAGCCCGCGACCGGATGGGGCGATTGGGCGCGCGAGCTGATTGAAGAAGCCGGATTGGCCGTCGACAACGACAGCCTGGACGATCTGCGCGACCGCAACAAGCGGCTGATCAACGGCGTCAACAAAGTGGATCCGTTCATCTTCAAGGCAGTGCAGAAGGCGTTCACCGATCGCCGGACCGTGTTGAGCGCTGGCGAGGCTTTCTGATGCTTGCGCGGCACACCCCCTTGCGCGCCAAGACGCCGATGCGCCGCACGGCACCGGTCCGCAAGGTAGCCCGCAAGGCTGTTTCGCGCGGGATCAAGCCGAACGCCGACGAACAGGCGTACTGGGACACTCTTGGCGACGTTTGCATGGGCTGCGGCCGGCACGGCGGGACGGTGGTTCACCACATCCTCGCCAACGCGCCGGGGAAGGGCTCGCGGCGAGATCACATGCTTGTCGTGAAGGTCTGCCCCGGTTGCCACAACATGGGGACGAACAGCGTGCACCTGTTGGGCTCGGAGGCCGCATTCCTCGCAAAGACCGGCGTCGATCTGGTCGCCATCGCGGTCGCGAACCGTGACGATTATCTCTTGGGAGAACTGCTGTGAGCGATGCTGCACCACTGATTTTCCGTCGCGTGCTTGGCGGGTTGCGCCCGGTCGGCGCCATTGCCGAAGCCGCGCTCGCTGCGATCGACGATGGCCCGGTCCGGGTTCGCATCACGCGTACTGCGGGCAACGTAAAGAGGAACGCTTTGTACTGGTCGTGCCTCGCCGTTGCCGCGCCGATGCTGTCGGAACGGATCGAAGGTGACGCCCTGGATCCCGAAATGCTCCATAAGATACTCAAGGATCGCCGAGGCTTAGTTCGCCTCGTGACCCTGCCGAGCGGCGACGTGTTCCGCGATTACGAAAGCACTTCATTCGCCAAGATGACCGAAGACGAGCGAAAGGCTTTCGTCGACTGGGCGCTGGCGACGCTGAGCAAGTGGCTCGGCTGCGACGTGACCGATCTGAGGCGCGAAGGCGAGGCTCAGGCGGCATGACCACGCAAGGGACAGAAGCCCGAAGGGGCGAGACCGCAGGGCTCGACGCGAAGCGCGATGGCCCGGTCGGCGCAGCCGATGCGCCCCAAACCACTGACAATCGGGAGAATATCGTGACGACATCAGAACAGCAAGCGGTGCCGGTTGCGCAGGAACAGGAGTCTGCGCTCGCAACCGCATTTTATCTCCTCGACACGCTGGCGGGGGAAGGTCTCTCGCAGACATGCGATGACGGTCGCACGATTGAGGCCGATGACACGGTGCACGCCTTATGCTCGGCGTTCTACATGGAGCCGGACGTTGGTTGGTATCGCGACCTTGCCGCCGAACTCGCGCCCGCCTCCCTTCCTTGCAAGTCGGGCGAAGGCGCGGGGGAGGACAAGGGTAACCACGATTGCCTAGCCAAACGGCGTCCCGGTGAGCCGATGTTCATTCTGTTGGGCCGTGATCCTGATGCGTGGCAGATCGTGCGCGCATGGGCAGCACGCCGGCTAAACGCGGGTGGCGATCCTGAGCATAGCTTACAGGGCATGAAGACGGCCAATGCCATGCGCGAATATGCGGCCGATCCTGCCAACCGTCCGGTATCCGCGCCTGATGCCAGTGTGTATCCCCGGTTAGATGCCACCCAGACGCGAGAAGCGGAGTTGGTGGCTTATCTTGTCTGGTCGAACGAGCATAAGGCGTGGTGGGGCAAGGATCGGTGCGGCTACACCAAGATCATCGCGAATGCGGGCCGCTACAATCGAGCCGAGGCGCTGGCGATTGCTGGCACGCGCGACGGGGGTTGGCAGCTCAACAAAGGCAATCCTGACGAGATCGCCATCCCGGAAGCCGATGCCGTTGACCAGTACGCTGAAATTACGGCTGCGCAACTCAACGCCCGAGGTGGGGCATGATTATCGATATCGAATGCCCGTTCTGTGACGGGGCCGGTCGTATCCACTCACCTGGCTGCAACGGCGATCCCGACGACGACGGGTTGGACTGTCCGCGTTGCGACGGGTCGGGTGTTGTTGCTCACGATTTGAATGAGGACGCGGACGATGATTGACCGCATGACCCCCAATCCCAACCCGAGCCCCGAGTTGCGAGTGGCAGCGCTGAACGATATCGCCCGAGTTGTCGTCAAGGCAATTGAGGCGGGATCATGCGCCGACATATGGTCGTCCGAAATGCTTCCGGCGCTCAATCGCTTCGCAGCCCTCTCCCCGCAGACACTGCCAGCGCCGGGGGAGGTGCACGAGTTTGCCGGTATGACGGCTGGCGAGGCGATCGAAGCAACACGCGGCAACGACACCCTCATGCGTGACCTGTCCTTCGCCTACGTCGCAGCGAAGAATATGCCGGGCATCGCCTCCGTGATTGACCGCGCACGTGAAGCCCTCGCCACCGTTGCGGCAGCGAATGACGAAGCGTTTGCTCGTGGGGTCGAGGCCGCTGCGAAAGTGGCTGAGCGGTGGATGAGTCCTAGCGCGGAGTTGACCGCTCCGAACCTTCCCGCCGCCATCCGCCTCTTGTCGCAGGGAGGGGGGAAGGCATGAGCGGGCCACACCGCGAGGTCTATCGTTCACGCGATGGGAAGACCTCAATCTCGACCAACATCGACGGGTTTAAATGGCCCACGCCAGCGGAGAAGATCGCGGGCCTGCTGTCTGCTGGCCTGATCGACCAAGCCGAGGCCGACCGCTTGACCGCTCGTCTCGCCACCTCACGCTCGCAACACGAAGGGGCTTCATCATGACCGAGACCGAAGATGACAACGGCGGCAAGATCTGCTGCCAGTGGTGTGGCGACATGTTCCCGCCTGAGAAAATGGCGACGGCAGGCTTGTGCGAAAGCTGCGTTGATGTCGCGGATGAGGAAATGGAGCCATGACCCAGAACCCGACCACCAACACCGAGGCGGGGGCTGTTGCAGACGTGGCGGCAAAGCTGACGGAGGCGCAGCGGAACGCGTTGCTGTACGGCGAATGCGCGAAGCCAAATGGCCCATACGACTGTATTTGTGGTGTAGATTTCGAAACGCTGTCGAGTGACCTGGTCTGCATCAGGTCTCGCTTAGAAGGAGGCGACGGTGCAGTCGTCCTCACCCCGCTCGGAATCGCAGTCCGCCAGCACCTTGAGCAGGGGGCGACGGCGGGGGTTGTTGGGGGGAAGGAGCGTGGGTAGCGTCGAGGCATTACGGCGCATCCTGCCCGACTGGCCGCGGCTTATGACGGTCGATCAGGCGTCCGCGTATCTCTCCCTCGGCAGCACGACGTTGCGCGAGCATGGCCCCTCACCAAAGCGGCAGGGCAAGCGCGTGCTGTACGATCGCCGGGATCTGGACCGGTGGGCGGATAGCCTTGGCGACCAGCCATTGACGGAAACCGAAGAGGTACAGGAATCCGTGGAAGCCGAACGCCGGTTCCTAGAGAAGCGGGCGCGCCGTGGTTCGCACTGATCTACGGTACACGTATCTTGCGAAGGGGCAATATTGGCGTTTCCGACACCCGCTTACCGGCGATACGAAGCTCCCCGGGCAACCGACCGACGCCGCGTTCCATGCTCGCTATGCTGAGCTGTGCGCGATCGTCGAGCAACGCCAGAAGCGCGTCGAGCCTCCGAAGTCGTCGTGGCGCTGGTTGATTGCCGCCTATTCCCGCAGCGCTGAGTTCCGATCCAAGTCAGACGAGACGCAGCGCGACTACACGCGCACGCTGGCCTTGCTGGACGCGGAGCTTGGCGAGGAAAACTATCGCATCACGACAACGACGATGATCAAAGCAGTCCGCGATAGCTATGCCGACAAGGCTCGCAAGGCACACAAGATCAAGCAGATGGCATCATCGCTCTATACCTGGGCGGCTGACGAAGGGCTGGTCAAGGAAGGCTTCAATCCGGCGAAACCCATCAAGCAAATCAAGCGGAAGGGCGGCGCGCGCGAGTATGTCGTCTGGTCCGACCCTGAGTTCGAGACGTTCCTGCGCGGCGCAAGTCGTCCGATGCGTGTCGCCGTGCTGCTAGCCCTCTACACCGGGCAGCGCGCCAAGGACATCGCGGCAATGACGTGGGGCGACGTGCAGGGCGACGCGACGGTAATCCGTGTCCGCCAGGCCAAGACCGGCGCACCGCTGGACATCGAGTGCCACTACCGCTTGCGCCGGCATATCAACGCGCTGCGCCGTCGCACTGCCGACACGTCGATAAAAGCCCCACTACTGATCAGCGCGAACAAAGCGGCGTACAACTCGAATGCGCTATCGACGGCGATGGGTAAGGCGGTCGCGAGCAACCCGGATATGCCCAAGGAACGGTCAATCCATGGCCTGCGATATGCAGCCGGTTCGGCGATGGCGGAGGCTGGTTGCACGCTCGATGAAATCCAGGCGGTGCTAGGGCACAGTGCGTACGCAATGGCGATGAAATATGCCACGCAACGCTTGCGCAGTAAGTCAGCAGCCGCTAGGCGCCAACGGAACGAAGCATGATCGAGTGCGAACTTGGGGATCGGAACTGCGAACTAGCAGTTCCAAACCTCAGAAAAGCGCGGAAATCAGCCGTTGAGGCCCGATGGCGGAGTGGTGACGTAGAGGACTGCAAATCCTCGCACCCGGGTTCGATTCCCGGTCGGGCCTCCAGTGTTTAAGCTGCTGATTTACGGCGCTTTAGTTCGACAATCTTATCCCCCTTACCCGCCTTTCCCTCAAGGGGCGTGTGTAGTTTCTGAGTAACTGCGTTCGGAATAGGCCGGCTGAGTGCGTCGATCGCCGCATCGATATGCGTCCCGTGGACGTGCGTGTAGCGCAAGACCATCGCCAGCGTCTTATGCCCGCTGATACGCTGAATCGTCGGCAGGTCGACGCCAGCCTTCACCAGTCGCGTTATCGCCGTGTGGCGCATCGTATGCGGCGTCACCTTGTCCGGATCGAGCTGCGCGCGAATCACCGAGCGGAGGAACGGCCGCGCCATGTTCGTGCGATGGCCGCCCTTTGCCTGCTTGGCGTTTAGCGTCGGGAATACCCAGCCATCCGGATCGGCCTCCATCGTCCGTTGCCTCATTAGAGCGTCCGCGAGCGCCGCCGTGATAGGTTGCTCGCGCTCGCCGGCCTTCGCCTCGGGGATGAAGATGCGACGATTCGTGAAGTCGATCTGGTCGTATCGGACTGATAGGATCTCACGGTGGCGCATCGCAGCGTTCAAGCCGAACGCCACGAACAGCCATACCCGGCCGTCCTGATCCCCGATCGCGCCCTGCATCAACGCCTCGCTCTGTTCGTCGGTAAGGATCGTAATCGTCTTGCGTCGTTCGGCGGCCTTCGGGATTACCGGCACGTCGTCGCGCTTGATCCACTTCCAATCCGCCGCCGATCGCAGGAAGTGCGAAAGAGTCGCCAACTCGCGGTTCACGGTGGCCTCACTGGCGCCGTCACCTGTCCGTTTCTTGCGGTATTTCTTCAGGCCGAACTCGGACAGCTTGTCGAGACGCTCCCTCCCCAGCTCAGGCTTGAGGTACATTCGGAACTGGCGTGTTTTGATCTTGACGTTTTTGCCGCCGCTCTCCTCCAGCCGCTTTATATATTCGTCGGCGGCCTCGCTAAAGAGCTGGTGCGCCTTGCGGCCTGTTGGCAGGTCTAGCCGCCCCTCCCTCGCCTTGGTCCGGAACGTCTCGATCGCGCGCTCTGCCTGCTCGCGCGTGACGCCCTCGCTCTCCCGCCCGACGACGCGGTGAATCCGCTGGCTATCGACCATGATGTTGACGGTATAGCGGACATCCCCGTTCGCCTGGCGCTCTGCCGTGATACCGTGTTCCGCCAGTTTGCCGCCGATCGCCAGTGCGCGAATCGCCGGACGACTGAGGCGCGAGAACTTAATCGCCATCGGCTATCTCGTTTTGAGCGTCGTCTCCATAGAACGGCGCTTGGTAGCCCGTGGTAATTTCCCACGCCTTCTCTACCTTCATTTTATGCTCGCGCTGCTCCTCCCAACGGGCCAGCTCAGCCGGCGGTAAGACGGGCTTCGGGCCGCCGCTGCGCCTCAATTCGCGGATCTTCACAAGGATACCGGCCAACTCGTGTTCGTGCGCGCTGGTGAAACCGCCACGCCGGCGCCAGCGCCTCAACTCTGTCAGTTCGTTCCGGCCCGCCCTGAGCGGTATAACTTCTGCCTGCATCCATTCCGAATGAGCCGCCTCGTACACGCACCCAACTGCCCGTGGTCAGCCATGAGCGCGAAGGCCTGCTCCCACGCGTCCTGCATCAGGCGGACAACCAATCGGACTCGGCGTCGTCCACCGCGGCGAACATGTCGCCCTCGGCCTGCATGGCGCTGAGGTGCTTCCGCACGGCTTCCGGATCCCCGTTTCGCGGGAAGCGGCGATCCGCGACGGCTCCGATCGCAAGCTGACCGACGAGATCGCTCCGGTCTTTCTGCGTGATCAGCCACTGGCCAAACGCCGGCTTAAGCTCCTGCTGGTCGTCGTCGTGCTCGGTCATTCTTGCGCCCCTTGAATTGTTCGGCCGCCAATCGCATCAGATTGATGTTCTTGCAATGTTCTTGCGAATCAATCCGGTTCGCGCCTAGCTATGGCCATGCCGCTCGCGGCGACTCGACATGGATGGAGCAACGAAATGCAGCACGATCTGCGGCTGAGAGCGGCTGCCCGCGCGATATACGACAACGTCTATCCGGCTGCGTACCCTGGCCCTTTCAGCTTCGACGAGGCCGAACGGTTCGGGACCGCTGAATATCGGCAAGCCGTCGGCGCCGCGCAGGATGCTCGATCGGTTTTGACCGCGCAGCATGAGCAACTTCTCTTCGCCGCGATCCTCTAGGTCATGTCCTCGACCAACCAATATCGCCCGGTCGTCGTGCCATTGAAGCGCCGTGACGACGCCCTGCGGCTTCACGATGTCCCCTTCGAACTGGTGCCGTGCGAGGTGCCGTTCTTCCTCGTCCACACGCCGGCCGGTTTCCCGTCCCCGGCACAGGACGACATGCAGGAACCCATCGACTTGGGCGCGTGGCTCGTCGAGCATCCGGCAGCCAGCTACATCATGCGCGTCGAAGGACGGTCCATGTCCGGCGCGGGGATCAATGATGGCGATCTGCTCGTCGTGAATCGCGCCAAGGCGCCGAGGACGGGTGCCATCGTGGTTGCGCTGGTGCACGGAGAGCGGACGCTCAAGCGCCTATGCTTCGTCAACGGACGACATTGGCTTGTCCCGGAGGCCGAAGGGTTCGCGGACATCCTCGTCGACGAGCATGTCGAGATATGGGGCACGGTCGTCGGCGTCGCGCGCAAGATGGCATGAGCACGCCGATCGCCCTGATCGACTGCAATAACTACTATGTCTCCTGCGAGCGCGCCTTCGACGCCAGCCTGGTCGGCGTGCCGGTCATTGTGCTGTCAAACAACGACGGGTGCGCCATTGCGCGATCGGCCGAGGCGAAAGCGCTGGGGATCAAGATGGGTGATCCGATCCACCACCTGCGCGACAAGGTGCGACAACACGGCATCCAGGTCCGGTCGTCGAACTATGCGCTCTACGGTGACATGCAGCGTCGGGTGATCGCCGCCTGCGAGCCCTTTGCCCGTGACTTCGAGATCTACTCGATCGACGAGACGTTTCTGGATCTGGCGGGGTTCGAGAGCCGTGATCTTATCGCCCACGCCAACGCGATGCGTGCGCAGGTCCAGCTATGGACGACGATCCCCACCTGCGTCGGCATCGCGGAGACGAAGACCCTGGCGAAACTGGCGAACGCTGCGGCCAAGAAGAACCCGCAGTTCGACGGGGTGGCCGATCTTCGTGACGACGACGTGCGGCGCTATGTGATGGACGCCTTCTCCGTCGGCGACATCTGGGGCGTCGGCAGTGCGACTGCGCGCAAGCTCACTGATCTCGGCATCGACACAGCTGGCGCCCTGCGAGACATGCCGATGAAGCAGGCCCGCGCCGTAGGCACGGTCGTTCTCGAGCGGCTGGTGGCCGAACTGCGCGGGGTCCCGTCTAACGCAGTTGAGTCGGTCGAGCCGCGGCGGAAGGGTATGGCGGTTACCCGATCTTTCGGCACGCCGATCTGTGACTTTGAGCGGATGATGGGCGCGCTGTCGCAATATGCGCTGCGTGCTGGCGAGAAGTTGCGATCGCATGGGCTCGTCGCAGCCCGACTGACCGCGTTCTTCCACACGAACAAACACAAGCCCGACCGGCCTCAGTACGGCGCATCGCGCATGGTTACGCTGCATCCGATGACGATCGACAGCCTCGAGCTGATCGCGGCGGCCAGACGCGGCGCAGAGAAGGCGTGGCGAGATGGCTACGCCTACACGAAGGCCGGCATCATGCTTGACGACCTGCTGCCAGAGGAAGATCGCCCACGGACGCTGTTCGAGGAGGACACATCGAAGCGTGACCAGCTGATGGGCGCACTCGACGCGATCAACGGCAAGTTCGGCACGTGGACGGCGGTGACCGCGTCGCAGGGGTTCAAGCGCGAGTGGAAGATGCGGTCGGAGATGCGGTCGCCGGCGTGGACGACCAACATCTCCGAGGTGCCGACAGTTCGGGCTTAGTTCACGCCCTACTAGCCTCAGAACCTGGCGGTGGCAGATACGCGGAAAAAGCGGCCCAAGATGCCCGAGAAATATGTCTGCGTTCCGTTAGCATTGCCCGTAGGCGCCGGATAGGGTGGCTTACGCTCAAACAGGTTGTCGACGATCAGCTTCAGCGCAAACTGCTTGTTCACGTTGACGCCGACGGTGCTGTTGAACACCCACCAGTCGCCAACGCCGGTTATGTTGCGGGCATTGGCCGCCTCGTCCAGATCGAAGGCACCCTTGCCCACGTACCGGCCTTGGAACAGGAAGTTGAAGCCGTCGCTCTCGTAGGTGAGGTTCGCAGTCCCAGAGTGGCGCGGATAGCCGACTTCGCCGGCGTCATGATTGATGTCGCCGGTTCCGACCTGCGTTTCCAGTTTGTGGCGGTAGAAGTAATTGACGGACAGACCGACCGCGCCGGCGTTTGCCAGACCGACTCGGTCCAGCGCAAGCTTGTACGCAGTCGTTACCTGCAACCCCGACGTCTGGTAACTGGCAGCGTTGAAGTAGCCTTCGCGGATCGTGGTCAGCTGACCCGTCGCATCGCGATCGAATGTACTGCAGAACTGGTTCGGGTAGCCCGGTGAATCATAACAGGCATTCAGGATGTCTGTGCCGGACAGCGAGGTGATGGCGTTCTTGAGCTTGATGTCGATCCAATCGACCGCCAGCGTGAAGCTGCGAGCGAAGCGCGGTTGAATGATTGCACCCGCCGTCCAGCTGTTCGCCTTCTCGTTACCAAGATTGGGATTACCCGCGACTGTTGCGGGAATGGTGAAGTTGCTGAAGTTCGAATCGAATGTAGCCGGGTTAATGCCGGCTGCGCGGCAATTGGCTTCACGCACCGCGGGGTTGGGGCCGCTCTGATAGCTGCGCTGATCACAGGGATCGGTGCCGACGTCGAAAATTCGCGATGTAGGATTGAAGATCTCGGTGATAGCAGGAGAACGAATCGACCTCGTGAAATTACCGCGGAAGGTCAGATCCTGAATAAAGCCAAGCCGGCCACCTGCCGTCCAGGTGAGATCCCCGCCGGACAACGAATTGTCGACGTAGCGAGCCGCACCGTCGAACTCCAGCGTCTTGAGCCAACGCAGATCATTCTTTGACGATACAAATGGAATGACAAGTTCCCCGAATACCTCGTTGGTGTGGAACTTTCCGCTGATGGGATCGATTGGGATCGTCCTGCCGTATTGTTGGCGCGTCCCATCGGCTTGTGGCTCACCGTAATAATAAGCGCCGGGATCAAACGATGTTTTCTCCTGCCGGTGCTCATAACCAGCCGAGACGCTTACATCATTGCCGAACAGCGAAAAGATCGGGCCTGTGACGTTCGCGTTGAATACAAGCTGCTCGTTCACCGACTTCGGCGTCGCAATCGCAAATATGTAATCGCGAGCCGCCTGACTAGCCTGGTTCGAGCCGAGTACGTTCAACGGCGCGCAGGTCGAGCTGATGGCGGCGATCGTGGCGCTGGTATACCCAGGGCGGCAGACAATGTTGCCACTCGCATCGCGTACCGAGTCGAGCGCATTGACAAAATTCTGCTGGATCAACTCGCGGTTGCGACCGTTGGTAGTGGAGCGGCCATAAACCGCTGATGCTTCCCACTTGAAGCGATGGCTGCCGATGCCAAAGTCTCCATCAAGGCCACCAACGAACCGATAGGTCTCAACTGTTGCTTGTGAGCGGCCGGTTGTCAGATCTGAATTGGCTCGCCCAAGGTAGAACTGGTTCTCGCCCGGTGCCAAGTTCGCCGCGATCGTGGCGCGGTCAGCAGTACTAAGATATGGGTTGTCGAGGCCGATAATAATGTTGCCATCTGGTGTTCCAGCATCGTCAAACAGCCCTGTATTATAGTTGGGCTGATCGATTAAGTTCACGCCTTTGCTATGTGCGTACCAAGCCTCTCCGAAGAAGCGAACGTTATCGGTAAGCTGATAGCTAAGCTGTGCATTGCCTAAATATCGCTCTGAGCTGGTCAGCAAATTAGACTGCGCCGGAAGGTCGAAACCGTTGCCACCGCTACTGATATAGCCTTGTCGCAAGACGGTCCCGAGGTCGAGTGGCACCAAAGTTCCGTTTGGACCGAATTGAACGATCTGGCCTGCGGCATTGCGGATGCCCGCCCGCTGGACAGAAAAGTCGTCCGAACTGAACGGCACACCGCCGGTCGTGAAAGCACTGTAGCGTTGAGCCGGGTAGAGCAAGCGCTGGAAGGCCGAATTTGCGGATGCCGGCGGAGAGCCGAAGAAATTACCGGCAGCCGTTATGTCGCGATCGCTTGCGGTTAGGCCGGTGACGCGGTTGTATTCGCCCGAAACGACGATGTTGCCACGCCCTTGAGCAAAGTTTTTGCCAGCGAGAAAACTCAACCGGTTGTCTGAGCCGTCTCCGCGCTCCGATAGGCCAGTTTGGCCCTCAACACTGAGTCCCTCATAGTTGCGCTTGAGGATGATATTGACGGTGCCCGCAATCGCGTCGGAACCGTAAATTGGTGCGCCGCCGATCGCGACCGTCTCAACGCGGTCCACCAGCGTTGTCGGAATGTTATTGAGATCGACCTGCGTACCAGCTGCAACCGGTCCGAAGATGCTGGCGGTGTTCGATGATACAAAGCGGCGGCCGTTTACAAGGACCAGCGTGCGCTGCGAGCCTAGGCCGAAGAAGTCGACGAAAGTCTGCGATGCGCCGAACGACGACTGCGCGCCAACATTGCTATTACCAGGCGTGCCGAACGCGGGAATTTCCGTCAGCGCTTGGCCGACGTTGGTATAGCCTCGGTTCTGAATCTGTGCGGCGCCGATCACTTGGGTTGGCTGCAGTGTATCAAACTCGGGCCTAGCGATACGCGATCCGGTGACGACGATCTCATCATTAGCCGTGGGTGCTGTAGACTGGGTAGCGCTCGCGGACGATGATTCCGGCGTCGTGGTCGCGCTCTGCGTTCCCGCCTGGCCCCCAACTTGAGGAGGCGATTCCACGGTGACCTGGGCCCTTGCGGGTGCCACGCTGCACGCCAGAGAAAGTACGCTGGCGCCCAGTAGCACCTGAACACGCAGAGATGTGGTCATGATTGTCGCCCCTGTGAGTGAACGATATTTCGTTCGATCACACAAGCTTACCTTCCTGTAACAAAGCGGCAATATCCCTGACTAATTTTCGACAAGGTGTTGCAGCACAACCACAGTTTGACCGCACGGCATCGCTAAAAGGATGATTATCGAAGCCGTCGCATCGGACCAGGCCGACCGTGTTTAGATCAACCGAGGCGTCGGCGTGCGTGTCGGAAACACCGGCCCGCGAACCGTCATCTGACCCGCCGGATATGGCCGCTGCAATGACAAAACGTCGTCATAACTACCAGTCAGCCACCGATCGTGATCGTCCGACCGCAGGATCGTGATCATCGCTTTCGGGTGTATCGGCGCCACCAGTTCGTTCGCGTCGCACGTCACCATCGCGAAGTAGCGCTGTTCGCCGACCTGCCGCCAGAAACCCGCGATCGCGAACACGGGTTGGTCTTTCACCCCGAACCACATCTCCCCCTTGATCGGCTTCTTGCCGTCGCCGAGGTCGGTGGGCTCGCGAGCCCATTCGCAGAACTCCGTCAGCGGGATCAGGCAGCGGTTGGCTGGATCGGTGACGAGCGACCGCCATTGCGGCAGATGCAGCGTGCGCACGTTGGTCTGTGCAACCTTGCGGCCGGCCTGCTTCGCCTGCCCCGCCAGGACGTCCCATTCCATCACGTCGAGCCCGCGGCGGTCGGCTTCGTTCCGCACGACATACGCCCGACCGAACGGGCGCAGCTCCTTCGGGTCGAACCGGTTGTCCATCGGCTTGTCGGCAAGCCATTCCGCACCGAACCGTTCGGTGATGGTTTCGGGCTCGCCGTCGAACCGCGCACGATTACACATTATAGGTTCACCCGACCGACAAGCGCGCCGACCACGATCACAGAAACGATGATCGCCCAGCCTTCCCAGGTTCGCGGTGTCCAGCCGATGCCCACGACTTTGGGCTGAAACCAATCGCGCGGGTGGTTCATAATGGCTCCGAGGATGACGAGGTCCAGTCGACCACGCCTTTCGCTTCCCGGCGCCGAGCAATACATGTCACGAACGGAGGAGGCCAGCATGCCCGCGGACATCATGAAGGTAGATGACCAAGCCAAGATCGACCTGTTCCAGGAGATCATGCCCATCGTGATGCAGTATCTGGCGGCAAACTCAGCCAATCAGGAACTGATCGCCGACGACATCATCGACTTCTTCGCGCTGTCGATCGCGTCGGTAATCCAGAACGACACAAACCTGACAACCCCGCAGTTGCAGCGCAAAGGCGTTGAGGCGGCAGGCGCGCACATCGCCCACTGGGTTCGGCTGTTGAAGCTCGATCAAGAGCAACGCGGCGCGTCGCTGCTGGCGATGACGATGGGTGCGGTCGCGTCGGACGAGACAGGGCAATAGTTGACCTACGCCACTTGCATCATGCGTGTGACGTCGGCCGCGTGTTGGCATTTGGTCAGGTTTCTTCCTCCGAAGGCTCCTCGACTTCCTCTTCGGTCTTCGTTTCAAGGGTCGATGCGTACGATTGACAGCCCTCGACGAATGGTCGGGCTGGCGATCGTGCAGCTGGCGCGCGGAGGGCGGGAGATATCATGGCGCCGTCTGCTCGCACCGATGGGCCTGACGCTGGGCACGGACGGCCTGCGCATGCCCGACTGGACCGCGCGCGCTGCCGCCAGATCCTTCATGTCACGGCTTGCAGCTGCCCGCGCCTGATCGAGCGTCAGGCCGGTGCGCTGATAGGCCTCGATCTGCTTCGACAGGTCGAGCTTGTCCTGCAGAACCTGCTCCGTCTCGCGGTCACCGCGCAGCCGAGCGGCCTCCAGATCGATCTGCGCGCGCAGCTGCTCGCGGTTCTCAGCATCGTACTTGGTATCGCGACCCTTCTTTTCGTGGGCCTTCTTCTCCTTGCCCGGTTTCTCCAGGTCGACCGTGCGCTTCGGGCGCGGAACGTCCGGGGTGGGCGCAAGCTTTGGCGGCGCCGGGTTGTCGTTCGCGGCCTCCGGTCCGCCACCAAAGCCGAGCGTGTTCTTCAGCGCCTTGTACTTGTCGCCGATGAACTTCGCCGCGTTGCTGATCCACGTCAGCAGCCCGCCGAACTTGTCGACCAGCCAGCCCTTCACGCCTTCGTACACGCCCTTGGGGCGGCGGTCCGATCAGCGCGATGGATACATCCAACCTGCCCGCGTTCGCGAACGGTGGTTCCTTCAAGGTGGGTGGCATGTCCGGAATTGATCGCAATGTCGTCTCAATGCGGGTGAGCCGTGGCGAGATGGTCGATATCCGGAAGCCCGGCAACGATGCCGGCGCAGGCGGGCGGTGGGTCATCGAGCCGTCGCCATGGTTCGATGCTCGCGCAGCCGATGCTGCCCAGCCATCGATCCAGACGATGGGCGTGCGGGCAGCGGCGGGCGGCAGTCAGATGGCGCAGGCGAAATCGGCCAAGATGGCGCGCCGACGGTTGCCCGGTCGGTGAGCGTAATCCTCCCCAACTCGCCCGCGCCCTCCGATGCCGTGCCCTCCTATCTGGACTGGGGCGGCGTGCTCCGCCCGATCTTCGGCGGTGTGCTGCAGAAACTGCTGCGCCTGGGGGACAGGTTCGCGATCGACGTGAACCTTCCGCCGCTCACCACCGAGGCCGATGGTCGGATCTGGACCGCGATGCTGATGCTCGCCCAGCGACAGGGTGCCGTGCTCTCCTGGCCCCAGCCGGGCCTGATCGTCGGCAACCCCGGCGCACCGGCGGTCAACGGTACCGGGCAGGCCGGAAGCATCCTCGTCCTGCGGGGGTTCCAGCCTGGCTACGTCGTACGGATGGGGCAGTTCTTCTCGATCCTGCACGGCGGTCGTCGCTATCTGCACTTCGCGGCCGCTGACGGCACGGCGAATGCGCAGGGTCTTTTGCAGCTTCCGATCGGTCCGATGCTGCGCATCAGACCAAGCGACGGTGCGGTGTGCGAGTTCGCCGCGCCGAAGATCGAAGGCCTGCTCGATGGCAACACGCGAGACTGGACGTTGAACACGGCCCTGATGACGGGCCTTAACGTCACTTCTTCAGCGCATGCATGACCGTAGTATGATGGCGTCCAACGGCGCGCGCGATCGAGCTAGTGCTGAAGCCTTCGTCAAAGAGGCGCTTCCACATGGCCCACCTAGCATGGACGATCGCGACGGTTCGAGCCGATCCCATGACGTCATCGGGTTCGACATCATGGGCTGCAGCTACTTCCGCGGCATAGCGCTCGATCCGGGACGCGGATGGTGCGGGGCTGATCATAACGAATCCATAAAACTATGTTCTCGTTGCGTTCCATAGAAGGGCGGAACGAAGAACGCGAGTCCGGTTCGCTATGGCGGTTAGCCTATTGAGGTGTCGCGTCGCTGATCGCGTCGACCGCTGCCGCTATCCGGCGCCAGTCCTCGACCGCCACGTGATCGCCTAGAACGTCGCCCAGCTGCTCAATGATATAGTCCGACGTCAGGGCACCATGCTCGGCAAGGATATTGGCTGCCTTCATCATCACTTCGCGGTCAGTCACTCGACGGGAAGTCGGCGACGAAGCGTCGTTGAGGTTGGGTGCTTGGTCCATCCACCTAAGGTATCCGCGATGCCCCCGGCCGTACAACCCTCTGATATCCTTTACGGTTGAAACCGCATACCTTCGGGCAACAGGCGTTGATATCAAACGACTTTACGGCTCCACGGCTAAAGCGTCACTTCGCCCATACAAGTTCATCGCTAAAATGCGCGACATACTCAAACGGATTGGACGAAGCGGCCTTTGACCTCATTCCAACGTCCAGACGCAGTGACGCCGTCGCGGCCGCCGCTACTCCAGCAAATACCGAGGCAGTAAGGCCAAGCCCAGTTTCCGAACTTTTCACGAAAGCGCTAGAACCTGCGAGCCATGTCGGCCAATCGATCTTCGCCTTGATATCCGAAAGACGAACACTGAAAGAAGCTTCCTTCGATGCTTTGGCGAGATTAGCGATACTCTCATCCAGTTTAGTTAGCTCACTCGACATCGCTAAATCACGGTCCGGGGATGATATGATATCCCTATAAACATCTTCAAGATGAGTGCGGAGAGCAATGAGTTCGGAACGACGCTTCGCCTTGAAATCTAGCACATCGTCCAAGGGAGTGTCGCCGTCTGGCACCGGGATTGCCTGGTATAGAGAAAGTAACAGTCCCCTTTCCGGCATCGCTTCAGGCTTAGCAAACGAGAGAGAGCGGTCTCCTCGAGCGAGGCTCCACTGACCCGGTTCGCGAGCGTCGAGTGATCTGAACGCGGTAAGAGGAGCATCGAGTGCGTCGGCGATGCCATCGGGGCCGGGAGAATATTCTATATGCGATCGTTGGACAAAACCTTCGGCAAGAAGAAATTGCCCGTCCGTACCAATGTTGGTGAGGATAATGTTACTCGTCGGGGAATCGATCCGGTCCCATAACAAAAGGCCGAGGCGCAACTCTTGGCGGTCGATCCGACTCTTCATTTTTACTTGATCGCCATCAAACCGCATCGGCGGCATCAATACTAAACCCCGCTCCCCTGTTTTCAGCGGCTCCGGATCTAAGTTTATCGCTTTCGATTTGCGGGCAAAAACAGGGGGAATATTTGTCGCACCAAGTCCCCAAAGCGTGGCTTCTCCGTCATCGTCATCCCCGAACGAACCGCCGATTCCTACGCCGGAGAACGGGGATGGAATGACGGGGTAGCATGAACCGTCGGATCGGAATGCGAACCGCGTTCCGCGAGGAAGGCTCCCCTTGCTCGCCTGTTCGTCTTTGCTTTGAAGCCTGGACTTCATGCTACGGTCTGCAGGCACGGCATACGTGGTAATTTTTGGTGGGGTGTTCTTCGTCAT